GCCGCTTTAACACGAATACCGCGTTAGAGAAGGCCGTGGCCGTGATCAACGCGATGGATCCTTTACCGGATCTTGTAACAATTGTTGCCATATCGTTTCCTATGGAGTGACGTATCTACCTAACAGCAGATCGCTTTCATCGAAGTAGTCAGTATGATCCAAGACCCAGCCAGGATAATCCCCTGGATTCTTGTCATAGATTGCAATGTTGCTTCTTACCCTGGCATCCCTGACAGTGATGTCTTCATGCAGAGAACGCACGAAATCCTGTGGATGACGGGGTTCCCAACAATTTCTTGTCCCTGGTCCTTTGCATACAATAGCACCGGTCCACTCGACCGCTTTATGTTTGTCTGAGAAAACACCACCGCAGCGGTCACACTGAAAATTAGACATTAGTCCTTCTGAATTTGGACGATCAGTGTTCCCATGTCAGTTGCTGCTGCGAATCCTAAAGTCGTCAGCAGTATGTCTCCTGTCTCTCCACCACCAGCGGTACTCTGGATCCCTCCGATAGAGGTGAAATCCATGAATCCATCTGTATCACCCAGAACCCATCCTCCAGTGTCTGTGGACGCATCGAATTCGAGGCGACCCGTAAACCCTGAGAAAGACCACCAAAGTTTCATAAGTCGAACAGTCGAAGGTGCTGGACTGAGAGCGGAAGCATCGACAAGTACGTTATCGGTGATATCACCAGCGGATCCATCACTAAGTAAGTAGAGATGCACGACGGCATTTTTATGTCCATCATGCATAGTTGTTTTCGTAATAGTATTTGCCATATCTCTTATCCAAAAAAAGAGGGTGACCCGAAAGCCACCCCTAATTTATCATCTCTCCTGTGATACAAAGATGTAATCGACAGTCATCGTTTTTGCAGCTGCAGCACCATTCATAATGCCGAACGAAACAGTAAGTTCTTCATCATCAGGCAGGTTGGTTGTAACTGACGTACCCAGTTTGACATCATCGACGTAATACTCGATAGCACTTTTTCCGTCGTAATAGAAACCGGCAACCAGCATCGTGGCATCAGAAACAGTCGCGATAGCAGAAGCAGCAGTGTCGCTGGCGTCCTTTTCAACATGAAAGTCGAGAGAAGCATCGCCATCGTCTTTCAGAAAGTAGACACCGTCAGAGACTACAAGTGGCGTTGTGTCAGTAATCTGTAACCCCATGACGAAATCACTTTGGGTTGCATCAGATACCGCAAAACGAGACTTGAAAAAAGTCTTTTTGCCAGCAACGAACTTGAAGGCTTCAGTCTTCAATTGAAGAAAGTCTAAATCGTTATCAGCATCGTCATTGGTGATCAACAAAAGACCACCAGCTGAAGTAGATGCCAGGGCTTCCGTAGCATCACCGGAACCAGCTTCAGTCGTGGTAATAGTCCAGTCACCTGCAACGTATTCAGTGAAGTCGTTGAAGTAAGTGATCCACTTCGTTGGATCTGGCATTCCGTAGAATCCAGTGTTGGTATTTTTCTTGGCAGTGCCAACGCCACTGGTAAATCTTGTGGGAGTTCCCATTGTCTTGTTCTCCTTAGAACGTCCTAAAAAAGGACGTGGCCCCCGTTAAGAGGCCACGTTCCAAAGGTTGGCTTATGCGCCTTCCGAACCCCAGATTGCTCTCCAATCAGACCAACCACTTGAGAAACGCATGTACCCAGAGTACAGGTCGTTCTTGGTGGCGAAGTCATCATCGTTCGCAAACTCAGGTTTGGTTCGCCACAAGTGAAACAAACCAGGAACATTCGAGCGAATGAACCATTGGTCGGTATCAGATAAATAATGATTTACCAAGATACCACCTGGGAATACACCCTGGCCTCTGATCACGTTGATAGCGTTATTTGCCGTGTCATTCTGCAGATTTGATCCAACGATGCGGTTAGCATTGAAGAAATCATTCGGATGAATAACTAACGACTGCGGTTTGACCTGAATCTTCAGGCCACGATCGTCAACTGCCTTCGACATCTGGACTACCAGATCTTCGATGGAAGTTTCAGACAAGTCGGCAGCGGTAGACAGCTTGTTGCTGTCGGTGCCACCGTTAATGCGCGGATGCGCGGTACTTAAAAGCACGACACCGTCTGCTCCCGTATAGGAAGCGTTGGTGGCGCGGTTAAGATGGTTTGCATCAACCGTCTCAACAGTTTGCTGCATGGAGCGGGATACTGCCTTGATCCGTTGGGTTGCAACTTCGACATACTGAAGGTCGTCTTTTGCTTCCCGTGTGATCTGGAAACCAAGTGCATACGCGACGTGCGTAAAACGCTTGTTGTATCCTTGCTGTTCTGCATCGTAAGTGAGCGCAGCACCTTGTGCCTTCTCCGGTGCGAGACCGTAGTAGGTAACTTGCTGCATCTCTTCGAATGCCTTCGCAGAACTGATGCTGTCGAAGATCTTGGAATATTCTTCATCCCAGTCCCCGTGCATCGATTCTGACCAGACTTTGAGTAACCCAGGCCATAATAGTTTTGGGTGAGTTTGTGTGGTTGTAATAGCCATTTATTCCTCTCCCCTATACGCCTGCGCCAGTTGCTACGTCGTTAAACGCATGCTCGTTGATCATCACCCACCAGTCACATTGATCACCTATCGCATTGTCCGCTCTTGGTACCGCTGCAATGATGCGAAGCTGTGCGACAGCTGTTTTAATGTCTGATGAATCAATTTCGTGAGCAGAAATTCCTGTCGTGGTAGAACCAGAACCTGCAATGAGATCGGCATTACTGCCGATATTCGCAAAGGTTAAGGCAGAACTATCTGAGTCTTCCTGGACTTCAAAAATAGTCCAAGGATCATCACAGACCAGGATCGTTCCCGCTGTGGAAGCGGGTAAATAGCGACGACTCAAGTTACTGTAGTCATCCAGAACTCCGACACACACCCCAAGGATGCTGTTGGCTGCCGCAGCAGGTGCAACATAACCATCAGCTTCGAGTTTTATAAAATCTCCGATGAAGATGGCAGTGCCGTTACTGGAGTCAACAGACCACTTGTTCGCCACATTTACGGCACCACCGTCCATTCGTTTGACCGGACGTGCGCCGCGGGGATTGTCTACATTTGCCATGTGACATTTCTCCTGTGGTTAGCAAATCAGCGACGACCTATCTCCACGTTGCCGTGAGAAAAGTCACCACTTTCTTTGCTTCGTTTAAGTTGACTTTCGACCTCTAAGAGGTCGCTCTCTTTTTCTGCCTGGTCTTGCTCGTAAAATTCTTTTCTCTTCTTGAGCAAGTAGGCGTAGAGTGGTTTGCCTTCCACCTGACCAACGATTCGGGCGACATGGTCTCCTAATGCCAACTCCGGGGTTACGTTGGGATCACCCACTATTACGCGACCGTCCTGGTCGGAGATTTCCTGAGTACTGACAAAATCCCAATCATCGAAATTCGTCAGCATATGAACACGATTATTTATGTCATTAACCCACCGGGTAGAGAAACCGCTAATCTCCGGTGCATACAACTTGTATCGTGTTCCGTCGATCTTTTCTTTGTCCCGTCGACGTGTCGGACCTTTCTTGGGTCTACCTCTTTGCATTTCCTCTGCTCCCAATAAAAAAGCCACCCGTAGGTGGCTTGCGGTGAATGAATTAGAACCTAGAGTTCTAATACGTCTTTAGCGTACTTCTCTCGGTCCTTGTTAGTGAAGATATCTCGTTTTACGAGGTCGTTAAAAGTAGCCTCTGCTTCCGGATACTGTGCCTTTAGTTGTGACCAGGCACTGTTTCCTTTGGCAGCAGGTTTGTCCGGAGAAACTGCCATTGTTTGGCTCATTGGCCTATCAGTAGCAAACTTCGTCGGAAATTGAGTCTTCACCAATTCTTCCACCGTGTTGTAATAGGTGTCTGGATCTACCTGTGGATTTGACGTTGCAAGGTTCTGACCTACCGTGTTGGCGTAGGTCTGCATTGCAAGATCTGTGTTATACCAGGAATTATGTTCTAGGAACTTAGTAAGACCGGCTTCAAAGTCCTGTTGTCGTCTTGCCATTTCAGGGTCCGGTTGGGTTGGCATGCTTTTGATTTGTTCATCAATCGCATTGAACTTTGCCGTATCCCCTTCCTCAACAGCGAGAGTACGTTCCTTTTCCAAACGATCTTTGGCAGCGTCTGTCGCTACTTTGATCTGTTTGGCCTGGTTGACACCCATACTTCGGAGTTCACCAGTAAGACCATCGATCTTCGACTTCAGGTCAATGATTTCACTTCCCTTGTCCTGAGAGATCGACTGTGCTGCGCGAATGAAATCTTCCGCAGGTCTCCATTGATCTGGATCACCCTTCCACTCTTCTTGATCTGCCCAGCCCATATCACGGGCCACACTTTCTATAGTAGCTACCTCTTTTGCCTCATCCATCCTCTTCCTCCAGGATTGCTGTGATGTCGGCATCCATAACTACCCTCAGTTTTTCAGAACCGACCTCGATTTCGTAACCGGCGTACTTAGCCATTGCAACAAGATTACCTGGACGAGGAATCGCATGAGAAACATCAACACCAAACTCTTTCTCATGCTTTCTCTCTGCTTCGAATGCCAGCGGACCTACCGCGACAATTGTTGCTTTAATCGCTGCCAGGTCGTATCTCTCGGCTTCGCTCTCCGGGATTACGATACCTCCCTCAGTAACTCGTTCCGCTTTGAGCGGACGAACGACCAACTTCTCTCCTACTGGTTTGATCCTCATGTATGTCCTCGATCATGTGTTCTACGTCCTCAAGACCTCTAAACTCACCTACGAGTTTTCCGTGGTCCACCATATTATCCACACTCACAAAACGCTCCAGGATTCGATCTTTCCTGGTCTGTATTTGGGATATCAGTTCTTTAGTGACTGGGGATGCACCCCATTCCTTAACTTCGTCCCTGTCCAAGTTTTTCCTTCTCTATTTCATATTCCATTGCCGATTTCACCTCTTTCAGTGCAATTTCTCTCTGTTTCACTGTGTCATCGATTGCCTTCGATTTGATGGTGGCCTGGTCTTTCTGTGCATTAGCCTGGGTTCTGAGCCACTCCCTCTGGGACTCATCTTGTGC